CAGCCAGGAGTTCCTCAGCGAAGGTGCCCAGCAACTGCAGGACATTCGAGAGCAGTTCATGGAAGCTAAGAAGCAAGGTGATAACGCCAAGGCTGCTGAGCTTCGTCAGCAGGGTAAGGAGCTCGGCCGTCAGATGGAGCAGAGCCTGCTTCAGATGAGCGAGCAGATGCATCCTAAGGTGGACAAGGCAGTCGACCGTGCGCACCAAGCGGCCAAGGACAACCAGGAAGCTATGGCTGCCCTAGCCGGCACTGAGGCTGGCAAAGGTATGGCGCTCAACGACTTAGACCAGAAGCGCAACCTTGCTCGTAAGCTCAGCAATAACCCTGGCCTCAAAGAACTGGTGCGTCGCCTCGGCGCTTTACGTCAGGCATGGTCAGACCGCAAGCGAGCACGCAGGTCACAGACCAGCTACAGCGATATCGTGGGCGCCAAGTTCTCCGACACAGTCACGAAGGCTTTCCCTGCTGAGATCGCACTGGCTGCCACGGAGCAAGGTCGTGCCCTTTTCGCTCTGAAATACAGCCAGAAAACTCTGCTTTGTAAAGACTACGAAGCCAAAGTTAAAGAGCTGGATAAAGGCCCGGTCGTTCTTTACATCGATATCAGCGGATCGATGGCTGGTGAGTGTGAGCTGTGGTCCAAGGCTATAGCCTACGTCGTTGCCGAGGAATGCCTCAAGCAGAAGCGTGCAACACACATTCATCTGTTCGATACTGTCGTGCAGAAAAGTATCCACCTCAATAAGGACCGAGCTGACAACGAGCGACTGCTCAACTTCGTGCTCGGGTGGACAACCAGAGGAGGCACTTCCTTCTGCTCTGTTATCAACCACGCGCTGTCGGAAGTCAACTACGTTGAGAAAGCCGACATTTTGATGATTACAGATGGCAACGCTGAGGTGTCAGACCCTTTCGTGCGCCGTCTGAACGCATTCAAACAGGAACACGGAGTGCAATGGAACAGCTTCTGTATTGGTAAACAGGCTCGTGTGCTCAAAGAGTTTAGTGACTATGTGCACACTGTAGACGTATTGAATGATCCCAAAAACGCAGAGTTGTTTCAAGATGCTCTCCGCTAAAGACCTCCGAGTAAAAACCACCCTTAGATTGAGGGGTAACTACCGCCCCTCTCGTGGATAGACACACAGACGCGAAGGTCGTGAGGAGAATAGAAGCTGAATACTCACCGGCTACTAAAAAGTTTGAGCTTGAGGATTGGCTAGCACAGCAGCTCTTCGATACGTATCACAACTTGTACGAAGGGGACCCCGAGCTGTTTAGGTACCGTGAGGCTGTCTTACTTTATGTGCCTCAGACTGAACTGATCAACGCAACAAGGTTGATCGAGAGCGACGTAACTGAGCATTGCGTACTACTCAGTGGCTTTCTTTACAAAAACTACGGCATAAAGAAGCTGAACCACAAAGCTGATATTGAGATGCAGCTGATGTTAACGGAACATGACTTTGAACTGATGGCCGTGCAGATCACAGACGAGATTACTGCCTGGTATGAAACAGTGAGCTCCATGAAGGAGGTAGCACGTATGAAACAAAGACAACTGAATCCTTAAAAAAATCTGAAATACCCTTTTAGGAAAGAGTTGGAAGGATACCATTTATCCGTTCAGGCCTCATTACATGAACTTCACGTTTAAGATCGGCGACACGACTCTCGACAACAACGAGGCAAAAGCGCTCCTGAGCGCTGCAGGCCGTAAGGAATCAATCGTGGTCGACATCACCGAACACGTTGACCCCGCAATGATCGACGCTAAGAAGCTGTTCTCTATCAGCGTCGAAACCAAGAATCCCACGCTGGCTTCGCTGGCTGCCAAGTTCGCTATCGAAGGGATTGAAGCCCCTAAGAAACGTACTTACACCCGCACCGACGCGAATCGCATCTCTCGGATCGAGACCAAGAAAGTCATCACTAACCCTGGTGAAGCTATCGAAAGTCTGTGCAGGATGACAAACATCAAATCGATCGGCGCAGCAATGATCCTACTTGGGGTCGCGGATGGTACCAGCCGCACCCTCCGTCAGATCGCTACCAGCTGTGTGAACGGCATGGCTTACCGTGGTTCCGTGAGCCCTGACTCCCAATGCTTCGCAGGCTTCTGCAAGGATGGCGACGGCCATTACCGGACGCTTAACCAGGGACCGAATGTTCCTCGCAGCGCTTGTTACCACGCATCGCCGATGTACACAGCAATCCGCGATGGCGCTCAGCTGCTGAAGGAGTGGGGTCTGATCGAGCTGAAGGAGCTGATCGAGTTCGGCAGCAAAGATAAAGAGCTGGACGGGAACAGTCAGCAGCTTCGCCGAGTGGTCTACGCAGTGTCGGCAACACCCATGGGTCTCAAGGTTGCCCGCGAGTGGGGTGATATCTCGGACTTCATCAGCCGCCGCTGGAGCACACGCATTCGCGAGAAAAAGGCTTACGCTGCCTGAACGACGGACCACTGAACCCACGGGGCGTCGAAAGGCGCCCCTTTTTTACTCTCATGAAAATCTTCTACGCAGACGACGACAGCAAGTTCCAGCAAGCACTTCAAGAACTAAATCAGATCCCAAAACTCTGCCTGGATTTGGAGACAACTGGCCTGGATTCACACGTTGCAAAACCTCGCCTCGTACAGCTCTGCACAACTGACGAAAAAGTAGAAGATAGAACTGTTTATGTCTTGGATTTGTTCAAGGTAAAGAACACGTCCGGACTAAAGGAGATGGTTGAGAGCCGCGAGATGCTCTTAGGTCACAACTTAAACTTCGACCTCCAGTTTCTTCTATCCGTTGGCATCGATTACCAGGGAAAGATCTTCGATACCTATGTAGCTGAGCGCTGCCTTCGCGCCGGCTTTAAGGAGAAGAAGATTTCACCAAAGCTTCAAAAGCCTTACTTCGATGACGTTAGCTGCTCACTTAAAGCTGTAGTCAGTCGCCGGCTCGAACTCGACATCAGTAAGGAGCAACAGGTTTCTGACTGGAGCAAAGAAGATCTGGACCTGGAGCAGATCGAGTACGCAGCGAAGGACGTCGACCTGCTTCCCAGCATCGCAGCAGATCAACTTAAAGAGCTGGTGGAGGAAGCCCTGCTTGACATCTACTCACTGGAGTCGAAGTGCGTACGCCCCGTGGCGAAGATGTGTCACAGAGGGTTCAACGTTGATGTAAGTAAGCTAACAGCACTAAAGGGTGCCATAGAGCTGAAGCTAGAAGAAGTCACATTAGAATTTTGCACTAAGCTCGACGCGGCTTTACCTCCCGACCTCAAGCTTCCACGGAACGTCGATGGGACTATCGCAATCGGCAAGAACCTCCGAAAGGAGTTCAACCCTGGATCCGGAACGCAGTGCAAGAAACTGTTCGAAGCACTTGGCGTTGCTCTTCCAACAAACCCTTCTACAGGAAAGACAACACTTAATCAGATCTCACTCGCAGAGTTCGATAGCGACGACCCTCTTCTCAATCTCTACCGAAAGCGAACGAAAATAGAGACACAGCTGGAGCACGCTGAAAAGCTGATCGCCAACGTCAACCCGATAACCCATCGCATCCACTCGGGATACAACCAGTACGGCGCTAACTCAGGTCGCTTCACATCAAGCGGAGCCAAGAAGACCGCTGCCAAGAAAGTTAAAAACCAGTTCGCAATCAACGCTCAGCAGATCCCAAGGGACAAGGAGTTCCGCGAGTGTTTCGTTGCCACGCCTGGTCACCAGCTCATCATCTGTGACTTCAGTCAGATCGAACTACGCCTCGGTGCTGAACTGATTGGTATTCCCCAGATGATTCAAGCCTTCAAAGAGGGACATGATCTACACACGGTGACGGCAAGCCTGATCTATAAAGTGCCGCTGGAAGAGGTTCAGAAGAGTCAGCGTCAGGAAGGTAAGACGCTCAACTTCGCGCTGCTGTACGGCATGGGTTACAGGAAGTACAAGACCTACGCAGCTCAGAGCGGCAAGATCATCTCGCTCTCGGAAGCAAAGGTCGCTCACATGGCATTCCACTCTGCATACCCACGCCTCAGACAGTGGCACCGTGAGCGTGCGGCCTTGGTGGAAGATGGTTGGACCTATGTACGTACACCGCTAGGTAGGCGTCGCCTGCTTTCCTACGACGATGCCACTATGACTGCCTGTGCCAATACGCTAATACAAGGGGCAGGAGCTGATATCCTGAAGCTGTCTTTAGCGAAGCTGAATTCCTACCTAGGGGATGAAGCTCACTTAGTTGCCTGTGTGCACGATGAAATCGTACTTGAAGCAGTTGATGACAAGGTTGAGTACTACAAAGAAGTACTTGAACGCTGCATGAAAGAAGCAGCTGAAACAATCCTGAAAGAAGTTCCTGCTAAAGCAGACGCTAGTTACGGAGACACCTGGGCAGAAAAATGAGCACTTCTACTAAACGCATCCGTCCGCTCTCCCCGAGCAAGTTCAAAGTCGGCGATCGAGTTACCGAGAACATTAAGAACATCACCTGTTTCAGCCCTTTCGCTGATCAGAAGGTCAAAGATAAAGTCGCTGGCTACGTCAACGACACGCGCTTAGGCACCGTCAAAGAAGTCTTCGTCAAGACGAACAAACGTGGCGACCGCAGACACTACGCCGCAGTTCTGTGGGACGGATATAAGTCAACGACTGAGCACGAGCAAGGTCGTCTCATGATCCACACGGCTGCGCAGATCGAAAAAGAAGACGCAGCTCCTGTTAAACCCAAAAAGAAATCTTCAACAGCAGTAGAAATCCTGAATCTAGACGCCGTTAAAGAAAAAGAAGTATTTACAGCTAAGACGGAGCAAGGCTATGTCGGCTGTGTGCGTACGGAAGCTGGGATATGCTTCACGGTTGATGTATTCTCTAGTGCGCTAGAAGCAGCTAACAAAGCTCGTAATTTGAAGAGGCTTCTAGGTCAGCCGGCGGCTAAGCAATGTAACGAAACCAAAGAAAATACAGAAGAAATTAAAAAACGTGTAGTCAAGAAAACCGTAAAAAAGGTAGCCTTGAGATCGAGATTGTACACCCTCGACGAGACCAAGGCAATGCCGCTCCTGCGTTTCCAAGAGGTGTGGGTGATCATAAAGGACTCTATGTATGTTAGTGACTGCTTGGATAGAGAAAGAAAAAACCTCGTGAGCTACACATCAAATAAAGAAAAAGCTATGTACTTTACATGCCACGAAAAAGCTAAAATGACTATGCGTGTTCTGAAAGGAACTATCGGCCCAGGGTTTGACCTGAAGAGATTTTTTATCGAGAATAAGTAGAGGAGTTCGATTAAAAATGAGCGTTCGCTTTGCTGGTGACTTTTTCGGAGTCCCTTTAACGACCCGAGAGGAGGATCAAGGATCCCTTCTGTTGGATTACTTTCCGGACCTGAGGAGTACGAAAAGAGCCAAGGCGGCGGAGGGAGACGATGAAGGGGCTCGGTCCTTTCGAGGGGTTAAGGCCGTAGGCCCTTTTACAGGGTTCAAGACACTACAAAAGTCTGGAGGTGAAGATAAGGCACCTCCTGCATTCGGAGGATTTAAAGAGTTTTAAAATCAAAGTTCTTCAGTAGCGTTTATAATCGATAAAGGCTAAAGCACTAAGTTAACCACGGCTGACAAATGACTAGCTCTGCTGCCGAAGCAACAACTACCTCTAAGCCAGGTAGTAAAACCTACGAGACTTTCCGCAAAGCTGGTCAGCTGTTTGGCCTGGACTTAGCTGGTTTATTTGACGACGAAGAGGGAGAAGGTAGCGGTATTCCTGAAGGGTTCGCTCCCGCATTTAAAGTTACTAGCCAGTTGAAAGGCCGGAGTCCTGGGACCCTGAGCTATAAAGCTCCGACGACACCGGCACGTACGGCAGAATTCAGCCTTGGTCCAAAGCCCTCTGACTTAGGAAACGTAAACGTTTCAATAACTGGTGGTGGCGGCACTGCTCCAGAGCCTCCCGAGCCACTGCCTGAAACTCCTGCTGCGCCGCAGGTGCCGATCTCGAACGAGTATGGCCTAAGCTCGGCGCGATTTGGGCACGAGGATTACTGGCAGAACCTAGCTAAAGGTGCCTCTCCAGAGCAACTTAAATCTTACGTACAGCAAAACGTCGGCCTGTTGAGTGCAGGTAACCGCCCAGGCATGGGTGGCCTGTACGACGAAATTATGAGTGGTAAGGTTCGTACAAACTGGGAACAACCAGCAGCGGCTGCTGCTCCTGACGTCGCCTCCGGCGCGGCTGCAGCTCAAATCGCAAATCAGTATGCCGCCGCAAATCCGGCGCCACAAGCTCCGGGTCCTGTAACTACACAAGGTCGCGTTAGCTCTGGTGCTGGTGCAAGTGCCTCGGCATTTGGCCACGCTGACGTTGCGGCTGCTAGGGCTCGGGGCGCTTCTACTCAGGAGATATTAAATTACGTAAACGCAAATCAGAACCTCTTACGTGGTAAAAACGTCGCCGGTGGCGGTGGTCTATACGATCAACTGCTCAGGGGCCAGATCTAAAAGCGCATAAAAGAGCTAACCTACAGAAGCTTTGAACTGAACTCATGGCTTCTGTAGATACTCTTTTGTGTTTCTGCGGGCCTTTTGCTACTCCGGGAGCAATCGGTCTTAACGCTGTCAAACGTGCTCGTATGGCCGGATTGACTGACGATCAAATCAAACAAATGGTTACGGATGAAAACTTAAAAGTTGGCGATGATGCGAAAGAAGCCTTGGGGCTGGCTTAATAGATCAGAGCTTGTTTTACGGCTAACCTAAAAGAAGAGGATGGAAAAGAATGAAAATTTTAAAACGACTGCTGGCCGGTCGCTTAGGGGTATGGCTTAAGCTGTACCCCATTTTTGCTGCAAATGAAGAAGATCGAAAACAGATTATCGAAGCCTCAGAATTCCAGCCCAATGACGTTTACTAGCTACTGTCTGCAGCTAGAAAAGAGAAGTAAGCGGCTAGAGCTGGGGATAAAAGCAAACGATTCTAACCACGCGCAGGCTCAGGCTTCAGACATCTCCAGAGCATTACAAGCAGATACGTTCTCTCTATCGTACAAAGCGGTTCAAAGCAGTCCCTTGGCAGAGTTGTTTAGAAGACTTGCCGAAAGCGACTTCACACACGCTGTCTGCGACAAATGGGAGGGCTCGTTTTGCAATGGATCCCCAGTCGTCTATGCCTTGGGGTCGAAGTACTATGTGCGCCCCTTGATACTAGATTATCTTGAAATCAACAAGGACGGTTGCGTAAAGCCGTCTTGCGGTATCCAAACGTGCATCAACCCATACCACAACTCTTACAAGAAAATGAAGGCGTCGAAACTTGGTGACGCCGACACAAATTTGGTACTAGCATTCTCCAGCCAAGGCGTCCCTGTAAGGGAAATCGCTAAGGCACTCAAGGTACACCGCTCAACGATCTACCGAACGTTAAACCGTGAACATTTTCATGCTGGGCCTGCGCATCACTGACGCAGCCGACATTGACGAAGACAAAGTCGTACACGTCTTAGCTGAGTCGCTTCCTTCAAGCGATCGTCGCGTTGTCACGAAGGTGCAGCTCTCAACTAAGGAGGACCAGTACAACGGCAAAATCCTTAAAGAGCTAAAAGAAAAGCAAACAGTATTTGCCATCGGTCCGACGAAGACAACACCTGATGGTGTGCTTCAAATGCAACCGATGCTTGTGGTGACAAACGGCAACTGGGATGATCTCCTAGCAGTCAACCTGTTCGTATCCACAGGTGGCTTGGGTCCTATGACGGAAGAGACTCAGCTCGGCGACAATACTGTGACTAACCGCTCACTTGCTTGGCAAGACGAGAAGGGTGAGACTTCCTGGTTCAAGCTCTCAGCTTGGGATGCCTTGTCTTCTCAACTTGCTGAGCTAGCTCCGGGCACACCGACTATCGCAGTTGGCCGAGTTAGCACTAGCGAAAAGGAAGATCGTAAGTATCTTAACTATGGCGTAGAGAAAATTCTCTATCTGCCTCGCAGCAAGAAAGCTGCTCCTGCCAAGGCCGCCGACCCTGATAAAGGGAAGGTGTCCACGGCTGCTCTCGGATCTCTGGACTTCTCTCTCTGATTAAGAATCATGGTTTTTATTGCTGGCAAATTTTCGGCTGATGAAATTCTCTGCCAAGTCCCGCCGCACACGCTGCGCATCGATCTTCAAAGCCGCTATTGGAAATCCGATACTGACAGCGAAGCGGCGATCGTCGACAGTAACGGGAACGGAATACCGATTTCGTTTGTCCTTCTCGGCTTCACGCCGTACTTCGGCAACCTCGGTATGCGATCGCATGAAGAGTTCATTCGCATTGCTTACATTGGTGTTGCACCTAATCATCGTCTGCTTCCACCTCGGTGTGTATGCACTAGCATCATCAGTGGCAAGTCGTCTCAGAGGAACTTCATCTCATACTTCCAGACGCTCTACAACAACCGTATTAACGTAGGCGAAGTCATCACAGAGACCAAGTTCGTTCAAAAGTCTTTCAACGAACGCGATCCGATGACTGGAGCGGACGGACCGAAGATTAACTACAACGTATTAGAGTTTGCGGACCGTCCCACTCAAACTGATGAAGAGCAAAAGCTCAT